CAAGTTTCATAACAAACTGCATGGTCAGTCTGCTGACATCGCACTAGGCACTGACAACTTCGGTGCTGGTGATCAAGGCTTGATGTTTGGCTATGCGTGTCGAGAGACAGATGAGTTTATGCCTCTCGCTATCTCTCTGAGTCATCGCATTCTCAAGCGGCTACGTGACGAGACCAACTTTGGTCCTGACATGAAGTCACAAGTCACCGTAGAGTATGCGGCGGTGGGTGCACCTGTTCGTGTTGCGAAGGTCGTTTGTAGTGTACAGCACGAGGCTGGCTATCCGATTAATGAAGTGCGTAGAGTTGTTCAGTCTCAGATCGAACTCGAACTTGGTGATTGGGTCGATGAAGACACTGAGTATCTGATCAACCCGACTGGACGTTTTGTGATTGGTGGTCCTGACGGTGATGCTGGTGTGACTGGGCGCAAGATCATTGTTGACACATACGGCGGCTACTGCCCTCATGGTGGCGGTGCTTTTTCAGGCAAAGACTGCACGAAAGTAGACCGCTCAGCCGCTTACATGGCTCGCTATCTCGCAAAGAATCTGGTAGCAAAGCATGATGTCGATAACTGCACCGTTCAGTTAAGTTATGCAATTGGCGTTGAGCAACCAACCAGTCTGTATGTCTATGCTGACGGCAAAGTGCGTCAAGATCTGGCCGAACACATTCTTGCGTTGGTTGATCTGACACCAAAGGGCATCATTGATCGCTTTGATCTGTTTTCGCTTGATCTCACCGAGACAACAAACTTTGGTCATTTCGGGCGAGAAGGCTTGCCGTGGGAGAGACTAGATCTCTGAGGGAAAAAGACGGGCGCTGTTAACATATGGAACTGACTTCAGTGCACCGAGGATAGATTTACCGGATGTCGATCTTTTCAAGACGCAGAAAGGCAATATGTGCCGAGCGTACTTTCAAGATCGTATAAATAAATTACAGGAACATTATAACGAACTGTTTGAACTTGCTATGTTGAATGAAGAAGTATATGGTAGTGAATACAACTTTGAACCACGTGTCGGAGTACCTTATCATCTCTATCGCAATTTCAGCGGCAAGTTGTTCCTGTCCTTGATCGATCCGCCATGGAATGGTGCATCGAAAATGGAATATGTTAAGTCAGTAGAATTAACTGCTGACGCGACATGGAGGGTCATTGACTTTCAACAAAAAAAGTAGTAATATATAAAGACTTACATTATGCATTTCGTGGATAATCTTAGATACAATTTAACACACATTAAAACATACGAGGAATATACGATGTCATTCGCAAATCTCAAAAAGAACCGATCATCTTCGATCAACAAACTGGTAGCCGCCGCTGGCGACCAACTCTCACCACAGTCTGATAACAAGAAGTCTTATCAAGACGACCGTATCTGGAAGCCCTCAGTTGATAAAGCAGGCAATGGCTATGCAGTCATTCGTTTTCTGCCCGCGGCTGAAGGCAACGAACTCCCTTGGGTTCGCTACTGGGATCACGGCTTCAAAGGTCCAACTGGGCAATGGTACATCGAGCGTTCTTTGACCTCGATTGGTCAGAACGACCCAGTGTCAGAAGCCAACTCTAAGTTGTGGAACTCAGGCAACGATGATGACAAGGCAACCGTTCGTGAGCGTAAGCGCCGCTTGCACTACGTATCGAACATTCTTGTCGAATCTGATCCCGCTAATCCCGCAAACGAAGGGCAAGTATTCTTGTTTGTATATGGCAAGAAGATCTTTGACAAGTTGATGGATGTAATGCAACCACAATTTGCAGACGAAGACCCAATGAATCCGTTTGACTTCTGGGAAGGCGCGTCCTTCAAACTGAAGATTCGTAACGTTGAAGGCTATCGTAACTATGACAAGTCAGAGTTCGCCTCTGCACAACCCTTGTCAGAGTCCGATTCTGAACTCGAAGAGATCTATGAGCGCATCTATGATCTCAACGAATACACCGATCCTGCCAACTACAAGTCGTATGACGAGTTGGCGGCGCGACTCGCGATAGTCTTAGGCGAGTCTTCACCTCAGACAGGATTTCATCCTGAACTGAGACAGTCTGAAGAGCCCGCGCCTCGTAAGACCGCGCCTGCGCCTGAGCCAGTCTCAGCGGAGGCCGACGAAGAAGACACTATGTCTTACTTCGCCAAGTTAGCGGCTGAGGAATAAGGTAGCACGCCTTGGGTATTACGTGAATGCTGAGTATAAACTCCTGTAGCGTAACATCACCAAAATGTGACAGAGGGGCTGAGAGGCCCCTTTTTTTTATACTGCGGCGTATGCGTCTGCGCGTGTGCCCGTGTTGACAGTTGGGCTGCCGATCTGAGGACCTTGTACTCTGGTGTTGTTTGTTGTGACATTAGATGCAGGTGCACTCACGTTGTTTGTAACGACTGTCACACCACCACTTGCGGCTGGGTCTGTCTGAGTCTGAATCTCGTTTGTTCTTACAACGTTTGTTGGAGAAACGGTGCCTAATAAATCAGCGAAGCCTTGAATCTGTGCAGGCGACACTCTTTCTAATCGTCCAAGTTCGTTGTATGCATCAACGATGTTACCAACATTTTTAAAATTAACCTCTGCGCCGACATCACTCATGTATTTGATGCCGTCTGCCATAGGCTTCAAGTTATCATCAATTGCTTGAAGCCCAACCGCACCCAGAAGATCATCTGTGCCGTCTAACATTCGCTGAAAGGCTGGTCCAATGAACTTTGATAAGTTATCGAATCGTGTGAACACATCTTCATTTACTGTGTCAGTGACGTACTTAATACCATCAGCGAGAGGCATCAAGTTATCATCGATCATCTGCATACCGGTAGCACCGAATAGATCATCTGTACCGTCGAGTATTCTTTGGAATGCGGGACCTATAACACCTGATATGGTATTAAAACGTTGATCATCGATCCCGTTTAGATAATTAATACCGTCTGCTAATGGTATCAAATTGTCATCGATCATTTGCAAGCCAGTGGCACCCGCTAGATCGTCTGTGCCATCAAGTATTGCTTGCAATGCATTACCGACGGCTGGTCCAACACGCTCAATCGCCGCTGGATCTACCTGTTGGAGTTTCAATAAGCCTTGAGCAAGTGTCTCCATGTTATCGTCAATCATCTGAAAGACGGTTGCTTCGCCTACATCACCGGCTGAGAGTGGTTCGAGTATCGCATTCAACCCTTCACCAATCGTGCGCATCTTTTCTTCGGTAGGCACTTCTGCCTTGGCTAACGCATCAACACCTCCGGCTAGAGCAACCAGATTATCATCGATCATCTGAAGGACGCCTGCTTCGCCTAGGTCAAATCCAGAAAGTGGCGCGAGCATACCGTCGAGCCCTTCACCTACCGCACGAAGGGCGGCGGGATCAAACGAGACCGCGTTAAGTCTTTCGATGCCAGTTGCAAGATCATTAAAGGCTGTGCCAGCCAAAATGCGAAGGCCTAGTGCACCACCAATGCCTGCACCCGATACGAGTGAAGCGATTGCGTTACCAAGAGTTTGAAAGTTTTCTGCTGATACTTCTGTGTTATCTAGATCTTCAAGCCCGGTAGACAAGCGTGTCATTGCAGGCCCAAGATCGAAAATCTGCTTTACAAGAAAGCCGATACCAGCGGCGGCCGCACCAATGCCGATACCGCCCTTGCCGAATGCTTGGCCAGCCGCAACAATCATGCCGGCTTCTTTTGATGGTTCTACGGGATCGCCAATTGGCTCAGCCTCAGCGGCCGCGCCGGCTGCACTGAGATCTGGTGCAGAAGCCGCTTGCCTTTGCATCTCTGCACGTGCTTCAGCCGCATCGAGTCGAGCCTGTTGTCGGTCGCCTTCAAGTTGATTGAAGAAATCAACAAACCGAGTATCGATAAGATCGAGATATTCGGTCTGTTCGTGTATCGCTCCGACTACATCATTGAGTGTTGTTTTAGCCACGTTTCTCTCTTGCTTGTTTTTCTTCTTCTAATGCCTGCATTAACATAATCAGAAGGATCTCCCTCTCCCACGGCATCATATTTTCCAGTTCTGTTAAAGAGTATTTATGATGCCTTTGCAACAAAAAGTTAGTTTTGTAATAATTAATTAACTCATCGTGGGAGAGGCACACTAAAAAAAATTCTGTAACCCTTTGACCTCAATTTCATTCTTCTCTGAACAATGCTCACACACAAACTTCAGTGTGTGTTCTACCTGTGGCAGATCTCGAATCCAAGCGGAGATCGAATCGAATTGTTCTCGTGTCATCGACTCAAGGAATCTCTTGATCTCTTCATCTGTCTCATCTGCCATTGTCACCACTTCATCTGCTACGGTGACTGACTTGATACACTGTGTTATCATTGCAAAGCCAGCATCTTCAGCCGTATCACTTGGTTTCAATTTGTAACTAGGATATTGCATTGTGACCGTAACATCAGCATTCAACTCAATGTCCATGCCACGATCTTCATCTACTGGACACTTTACGTCATCAAGATTCATTGATGTCTCTGTTCTTTGCTCGCAAGAGGTACACGGTAGATACAGGGTGACTGCCTCGCCGACCGACTTTGCTCGCAGTTTGATAAAGATGTATTCAATATCAAATGATGTGAGATCATTCATCTTAAGTTGATGTGTACACGCCTTGATCGTATCGATGATCGCATCAAGTACCTGTTGCGGATCTTTTGATTCACTAGCCATCAGAAGAACTTTCTCTTCTTTGACCAGATACGGGCGATAGCGAACTTTCTTTCCCGTTGAAGGCACAGTCAATGTGTACTTTGGTGAGCCATTCAAAGTAGGTAAAGCCATAATTTACTCCATATTTTAAATACTAATATTAATACCACCACCAAACTGGATTGATGCGTCTTCTTTTCCTGGCGTAACCGCTCTGCCTCTCCAAGACTTATACGCAAAGTCGATGGTGAGCGTACTTATCTCACCTTCTCCGTCTGACAAGTTTGATGCTGTCTGACTGATTGGATAAGCACGATCTAGAACCCAGTGATAGTTAGCCACTGGTGCTGTTGTGACATCAACATCTAAATCAAGATTAATGTTGATTGGTCCGATTCGCTTGTCAATGTTTTTATTGAACAAAGGAAAACTCTTGCCACGTTCGAGTTGATAAATGTGAATGGGTTGTACGTATCGATCTGGAAAACGAGCCTCGTATCTTGACTCACCATCAGCATATTGTGGCAAAATATATTGTTGCCATGCTTCAAAGTAATTACGCACTTTCTGGTTGTTCAGAATACGAAACACCATCTGAACACTAGGATTGGTATAGCCATAAACGACAGGCTGTTTGTCAACACCAACATCACGATCAATCGAAGCCAACTGACGTGTTGGTAAACCAACGTCGGTCGTAAGCAAACCGACATCGTATGCTGTCACACCTTGAATTGTAGGAAACTTCACGTAGAAAAGATTGCTCTTTGTGAAGCCTCGCCCTTCTGATATTGATGATTTGATTTCATCAATCGTGCCTAGTTTAAGCATTTATTTTCATCCTAGAATCTTTGTACACTTGCCCCTTGTTGCCTTGCCATTGTGCTGTGGGTAGAAACGTAGCGATCTCCCATTCTGGCGCAGGCACCATAGCCATTGGCTTCTCTACATTCGCAGTTAAATAATGCTTAAAACATGGTTTAAAATAACGCAACTTGGCTGCCCGTTGCAGATAGTTGTACGACACTTTAAACCGTGTGGTCTCATCATACCTTTTATTGTTCGTCTGATCTAACAAACCATCAAGAAACTTTGCACGTAGTGCCAGTGGCAGATAGTGCAAGTTCATACCATAGAAGCCTTTCTCTGCGGGACCTACCGCAATGATAAGCGGGAATGCGTCCCAATATGGCAGTTTATCACGATGCTTTGCATCATAGAAAAACATAAACATACCGCCCGTAATCGTTCGTGACTTCGAAAGAAGCGGATCTTCTTTCATCAACGCCCGTCGATTGACTCGCATATTACGAACCTTATTGCGAAACCATTGACGCGATTCTTTGGTGCGAGGTGTGATACCCGCACGAAAGGCTTCCATTTCTACAGTTTGAAATAAATTTGACATACCCTTATTTAGTCTTTTTCCTCGAATATGGCGCTAGTCTTTTTGTAGATTTTGGCTTGATGCCCATGGCTTCAAGTTCAATCTCTGTCCATATTTCGAAGTGCCATTTGCGATCTTTGCAGTATTCAGCCGCGGCTTCCCACTTGTTAACGTTCTTGACATACGTATAGCCTTCGTTGATGTATCGTTTAGTTCGTCGATTACCTGTGGGTGGCTTCGTCTCTTTGTTTGGCTTGACCTCGATCAATGATGTGTTACCACTTGCCCACACCACTTTGAAGTCTGGAAAGTATCGATGATATTTTTTATCAGCCTCATATAGATATGGTATGATAATCTCTTCGCTCGACCACTTCTTGATTCGCTTGTCTTGGTCAAAGAACATCATACAATACTTCTCCCACATAGAGCGGTAGTACACCTGTGTAGGATCTCCCTCGTATTTCGATGGGTTTTTAACCTTGTATCTGCCTGAATATGCCATAAAATCACTATAAATAAAACAAAGGTTATTTAGAGCGTTTTCAATGGCAGACGATCCAATCTATACAAAACAGGCAGGCGAAACTCTCACAAGCGAAGAGTTAGCACGTGCCATTCGAGGCAGTGGTGAGACAACTATTGCAGAAGAAAAGGCTGACCCTGCCGAGAATCCTACTGAAGATGTTACGTTTGAAGATCAAGATGCCAAGCGTGATTTCAGATATCCATTAGATCTCAGCCCGAACTTTCCTGCTCGCATTATCTTCAAAGCGATCAAGATTGAAGGCATAGACATACTCGAATCTACGGGTATCAAAAAGTTCGCACAAGAAAACTTTGGTATTGATCTGAACTTTCCTACGCCAGAATCAAAGGCAGATGAAACAACACCACAAGAAGAAAAGAAGCGAGTTGTCGAAGACAGTAATAAGAAGTCTTCGGCTCAGGTGAGTTATGAGAATAATACGGGCGGTGTCGAACTAGGCAAAGTCACACTACCACTTCAGTCTGTGTTGAAGTATGGTGATGTTGTTCAGTACGGGTCTGCTAAACTGGGTCTTATTGGCGGTGGTGCTGAAGCATTAGCATTAGGGCAGTCATTCGAAGGTGCAACAAACAATGCTGGGCAGTTAACTTCAGCCGGCACAGCCATGGCAGCCAAACTCATAGCAGAAAATGCCGCCGCCATCGCTGGTGCTGGTATCGGTCTTATACCTGGCGCCGGCGGTGTCGCAACTGCGGTTGTCGGTGCCGCAGCCGGCGCAAATTTGGGCGAAGGTTTAGGCGGCGCAATATCGTCTGCGACTCGTATCGCTTCTGCACCAAACGAGAGAACATTGTTCGAGAGTGTGAAGATACGTGAGTTTGACTTTGACTTTACCATGGTAGCCAACAGCAAGGCTGAGGCTGAGCAAGTCAAGAACATTATCAAGTTCTTTCGACAAGAACTCTATCCCGAAAAGATACCCATTGGTGCGACAGGCATACCGCTGGCTTATAAGTTCCCGAATGTGTTCGAGATCGAAGTCAAGAACAAGTTTCAAGAGAATCCTGGTTTCAAGATTCAGCGATGTTATCTGCAAAATGTTACGACAGCATTTAACAACACTGCGACTGGTATGTTCGAAGATGGCAGTTTTGTCGAAGCACAGATATCATTGAACTTCGTTGAGATCGTAGCACTCGATAAAGGAAAAGTGAGGCGTGGATACTAATGTCTAATTACTTCGAAAACTTTCCGAAAGTACTCTACTTATTTGGTGATGAGATCACGCCTGTTGCTTATCAGAATCTTGGTAAGTTCAACAATCTGATCAACGAGATTGGCGACCAGATCTCAGCGTACATTGAATATGAAATTCGTGACTTTGAACGTCCAGACTCATTGTCGTATCGATTGTATGGCGACAGCAAGTATGATTGGACTTTCTTTCTCATGAACGATACACTACGCGAGCGAGGCTGGCCAATACCACTGCAAGATGTGTACAAGTTGTCAACCGAAAAACTGTATCGTGACTGGACATTGAAACTAGGTATCACAACTGCTGACAGTGCGGCTGAATTTGCCGATCTGTATCCTGCTGAACAAGAAGTGTTACTCAACGGCAAGACGCTTTACGTCAAGTACAAAGATCTACAAGTTGGCGAGATCACTGTCTACTCTAAGAACTACAGTCCAGACAGTGACTTTCTTGGCTCAACTATGTTGTCATACGATGATGGTACAAATGTAAAATCTGTGACAACAGTAAAAGAATCGTTTGGTACAAAGTACTATAAAGACGATAGTGATTTGCCAATCGACTTCTTCTTTAGCACTTCAGTGACGAAAGTGCCCGTGACTAATCTTGATGATCTCATAGCAGAAAACGACAAACTCAAAACAATTCGTGTCATTAAAAAAGATCTCATCGAGACTGTAGCCGGTCAATTTAGAAATCGACAGGCTCGCTAATGTCTGATTTTAGCATCATCGAAGCCACGTTTACTTCATCGCAGGTCTCCGGTCAAGTGACCGAAGTTGATCTGCGAGCAAACGTGGTCGAGTTCACGTGCTATGAACATTTACAGAAGCCATGGATGGATGCTCGTATTACGTTTATCGATGATATGGGTCTACGTGATACTCTGTCAGTACAAGGTACTGAGAGAATCACAATGGTGTTTGGTAGTGCAGACGACCCAGCATTGCCTATGTTCACAAAGTTCTTCTTCATCTCAAAAATTACCGACAGTCAAAAGTTGAATGAAAGGGCCGACATAGTGGCACTCGAACTGGTAGAAGATCATGTGTATGTTAATTCTATGAAGTCTATCAGTCGATCATATGACACAACCATTGAAGAAACAATTGAGTCAATTTGTAGAGAAGAGTTAGGCAAAACTGTTGTGCGCCATGAGTTTGAGGGTATTGCACAAGGCGTGCGTAAAGTCATCGTGCCTTATTTGAGCCCTCTCGAAGCAATTGCATGGCTCAAAGATCGAGCAACTACACGAACAGGCGGACCTCTCTTCTTGCACTCCACTTTGTTTACAAACAAACTTCTGATGTCAGACTTTGATAGCCTGATGAGAGCCGAACTTGTAAACGAAAAGTTTCCGTTACGTTACACCGAGGCCGTTAACAGTATTGATGATGTCGATGAAGAAAAAACAACATACTACGAGATCTCGGAGTTTCGTGAGAACAATCAAGACGACCTTCTCGGTATGTACGAGAATGGTAATGTCGGTTCGTTCTATGCCAACATCGATGCTGGTACTGGAATCACCGCGGGTTCTCACATCTCTGTACGAGATATCGTTGACGAATTCTATACGAACGAACTGATCGATCCTAAATCAGCACAGACGGTCTATGATCCATCACTTGAGATTGATGGTAAACTGTCAGATGAATATGATGCACTCAACATCTTTCAGGTGACATCGAGCAATATGTATAACCAGTTTCAAAGTTATCATGACGAAGCAATTCTGATTGATGACGAAGACAACATTATTGAGTCTAAACTCAAGGTCAAGAACAAGATCATTCGTGCGATACTCAAGAAGAGTGTGCTTGACATTGGCATGGATGGCGCACTCTTTGGTGAAGCACAAGTCAGTGCGGGTATGAGAGTACGAGTATTGTTTCTGAGCCCGAATCAAAACTCAGACACACAAGACTTGTATGCACAACTAGATAAGCGTAGAAGTGGCGACTATCTGATCATGGCAGTCAATCACAAATTCTCCGGGCAAGATCATCTGGCCACACTACGACTCACAAAAGTGGCTGAGATACCAAGAGACATATCAATCACATGAACGTATTAAGACCCATACAGAAAGAGTATTACGGCGATGATTATCGCTGGTTTCTTGGCTATGTGATCAACGCCACTGCACCGGCTGGGCTTGAAGGGCGAGTCAAGGTGCGTATTATTGGCGTTCACAATCCAGATGTCGGTGAGATACCAGAAAAAGACTTGCCGTGGGCACAGGTTATTATACCAACAACCGAAGGCGGATCATCAGGTATCGGTCGAATACCTCAGTTAGTTAAAGGCGCCTTTGTGTTTGGTGTGTTTCTTGATGGCATCTCTTCACAGTTACCTCTCGTGCTTGGCTCTCTACCACACATCGAACTACCATCAAGCATTCAGAAGCAACGAGCATCATTGTTCAGTGGTGATAAGTTCGAATATAATCAGAATCGTGTACAGAATGTTGTGATAACACCTTTTGCTGATGATGATAGCGAAGTGGGAGATACAGGCACACGTCGATTACAGTGCATGAAGTTCTTCATCGACAATGGCTATCAAGTGATTCATGCGGCGGCTATCACCGGTGCGCTAGAAAATGCATCACGTTTTAGCCTTGCGGCTGGGCAAGACTTTGCAGGCATTGGTGCATGGAAAGTAGACGGTTCTATTGGCAGCCGATTCTCGAATCTACAAGCGTTTGCATATCAGTTTAGACCCGCACTTGACTGGCGAAAGTTTTCAGTTCAGTTACAGTTCGTTCTCTTCGAATTGCGCACACGATTCAATCTTGCGAATAGTAAGTTGCGACAGACCGAAACAATCGAAGATGCAAGCAATGTGATCAACAATTACTATCTTGAGAATCCAAAAAGTGGGTTCGAAGAGATCGCACAACGTGCTTATGATGAGGTGTTTCTATAATGGTTGAAATAGTAAACGAAGACGGGCAGATTGTCAACGTAAGCAAGCGCAAAGCCGATAAACTAAAAGAGGCTACAAAGCAAGCCGCCAATTCGGTGCCCACAAAACCATTAGAAGATGCCGCAACAAAGGCTAAATCAGACTTTGAAAATGCAGGCGCTACAATTGCTGGTCAGGTGGCTGGCAAAGTAGAAGGCGGCATACAAAGTCTTACACAGAAAGCCGATGCATACAAAGGGCAACTCAACGATGCGAAGGGTGCCGTTGAAGGGCTTATCAGTGGCGATACATCAAGCATTGAAAACATGGCTTCTGCGCAGGTCGACAAAGCGATCAGTGGTCTGTTATCAAAGTTTGGTGCAAAGGTTGAAATTCAATTCACAGCACCGGACGATGAAGGTATTGTCAATGTTGTGTCTTCTAGTCTCAGTACTGACACATCAGCCGGAGACAAGATATCTGGCATATTATCACTCATCACTGGATTAGGTGTAAGCGCAGGCAGTTTGCAGAATGTCACCGCACTCGCATCTCCAGAAGGCTTGCTTGATGCGGGCAAGAATCTTATTGAAGGTAAGATTGGTGCATTCGATGGTGCTCAAGCAATCAACGATCTAGCCACAAATGCAATTACTCAGGTCACAGACAAACTAGAAGCAGACGTTGGTTTAGCCTTAGCGGCCGCTCGAAATGTCAACAAGACTGTAAAACAAATTACGGGTGTTGATAGTGATGGTAACTTTACAGATCCTCTTGGCGCAGATTTTAAAGTGAGTGGCAATACTGTCTTTACATATTCAGATGTAACATCAGCCGGACCTACAGACTCCGCCGAGTTCTTTGATGGCATCAACGGCATAAAGAATGTGACTGCTGATTTATCAACGACCGTAAAGACCGCTGAAGAAGCAAAACAAACACTCGAAGGCGCGAAGAAAGATCTATCAGCACTTTCGGGTGGCAAAGATGGCGCTGAAGTTCTGGCTGCCACACAAAACAAAGCCGGTTCACGTCAAGCATATGTACGTAAGGGCGAAGAGTACAAAGGATTTGTCAAGACAAGAATTGCAAAAGGCTCTGAGACAGGCATCATTCAAGGTCTCAGTGATGACGTAATCAGCGACATACGAGGTGACGTAAAAGCATTCGCACCTAAATTGACTGACGATGCGGTCAATAATGTTATTAAACTATCGCAAGGTGATCGTGCTGATATTAGTGAAGCGATCAGAATTCTCAGTGATGCGACAGACAAAGATTATAATACTATACTTGCATTCTTAGAGTCAATCGATACCACAATTCAAACAGCAACAAAGGGCACACTTGATGTTCAGGTGTTCGCCGAGCCATATGTGATTGGTGATTATCAACGAGCATGGAAAGATGGGCAAGATGATCCCATATTCCCATACATTAGTTCAGTCGAAGAATTGCAGGCTGAGATTCGTTTTATATCAAGAGAAATTGATAAGGTGACTGTACACTGGACTGAGACAGCGACAAACAAGAATATCGGTAGTGAAGATATTAACGAATGGCATCTCAAGGCAAGTTTACCAGGTATCGGCTATCACTATGTCATACGAAGAGACGGTGCACTACAACGTGGGCGCCCCGTAAATATCGAAGGCGATATATTCTCAAAGACTATTGATATCGTGTTTGTAGGTGGTATCAATGCGCCTACGGGCACACCGAATCAACAGAACTTTATCTCTGCGCGGTCACTCACCCGAAGTCAATTTAATACGTTTGATCATTTCTGTAGAGCAATGTATAAAGTTTATCCTGGTATGACGATTGTTGGGCACAACGAACTAGACACCACACAGATTGATCCAGGATTCAATGTAACAGATTACGTAGATGCGAGGTTTGACCGATGACAAATTTAAAAGACGATCTGTCTTCGAGAAGAAATCTACTTGACGAAGCACAAG